CTATCCTTCAGGAATCGCCGCATGGTTGCCGCTTTGCGCTCTGGTTTCTGTCCTCAACGGGGTTTTTGATATTCAGTTTTCAAGGTGCTGTCCACTCTGTATTTTGCATGCGGGCTTGTGACCGCCAACGGCTACATTAGACGGGGCTTGCGCCCCAAATGTCAGAATACTTTGTCTTCCACAATACCGATATTCCAGATTGCCCATTTCTTCAAGTTCTCCTGATGGGCAACTTTAGAAAGAATATCGCTTGCCATATCCAAAGCGTTGGAAATATCAAGGGCTTCAACAACGAAACTACTTTCAAGGTACATTCCGTCATCACAGATCACCGCATAATCAATGTTCCAGTGCTTCATAGCTTTGGTTCCTTCCATAAATTCTTTCGTCCGCGTATCATTCACGGCTTTGATTTCGTCCATCAGTTTCAGCCTTTCCTTGATGGTCATGGTCAGCACCCCTTTCAATAATCAACTTCAGACGGGTCATCATTCCATTGATTAGGGGGTAAGAGGGATTGCCCGAACAGGTTATACCAGCGTCCGCAAGATGGGCATTGGCACGCCCCGTAATATTGATCTTCCAGAACAACCGTTTTCCCACAAGCGCAGGTTCCACGCGCGGGTTCCGTGTAGCTCTGCCGGATGATTTCAACCTCGTCGAACCGAACAAACTTTTCGGGGTGTGCCCTGCACCATTCAAGATTCTTCTGTGCGGCCTCCTGAAGGTTCAGCGGATTCCCGCTTTCATCACAAGGGAAGCCGAATCCACTGTTGTGACCATCATCAAAAACCAGTTCAAACCGGACAAAGGTTTTCCGTTCACGGGGTGTCATGTTCTTCAGCATTTTATCAACCGTCCTTTCAATGTTTGGGGGTTGCCCACCGGACAGGTGGTAGGCTGTCCGGTGGAAGTGTTGGGTGGTGTATCCGTCTGAATATCTTTTTCAGACACTTCGATTATAGCGGTATCTAATTAAGATGTCAAGAGGATATTGAAAATTTTTAAGATACTTTTTCAAATCGACTTGATTTAGTATCTTGAAAACAGTATAATTGAATTGAACTTTTAGAAAGGAAGGTTTCTGAAAATGTCAATGGGTGATCGAATAAAGTTTTTGCGTGAACAGCTTGGAATGACCCAAGAAGAACTTGGTGAAAAGATTGGTGTTCAGAAAGCCGCTATCCAGAAGTATGAAAAAGGTAGTGTTAAGAACATCAAGCGCTCATCTATCAAAATCATGTGTGATCTATTCAACGTATCCCCTTCTTATCTCATGGGTTGGGATGAAGACGAAGAAAAGGTCAAGCAAGTTGCAGAAGAAACCAAGTTCAACGAAAGAATACAAAAGCAGTACGGAAAACAGAGTATTGAGCTTCTTCAGGCTTTCAATGAACTAAATGCCCAAGGAAAGAACAGAGCCGTTGAAGCAATAATAGAACTATCCGAAATTCCAAGGTTTCAGAAAAACCCTGCTGTTCCAACGCGCTCAATTCCTGTGTACAATTCACCCGCTGCCGCTGGAACCCCGCTATACGCCGAATCCAATTATGAATATGTAGATTTCCCTATTACAGAAATACCGGAAGGAACCGACTTTGGCGTTCGTATTTCCGGGGAATCTATGCAGCCAACCATTGAAGACGGTTCAATTGTCTTTGTAGAAAAGACGGTAGAACTACACAGCGGGGAAATTGGGGTATTCATGCTGAATGATTCGGCGGTATGCAAGCGCTTGAAGCTGAATGCGCAAGGGCGCGTTGTCGCTTTGCTATCTGATAATCCCGAATACGATTCCATTACAGGCTATGAGCTGGAAGGCTTCAGAGTGGTTGGAAAGGTCATTATGTGAAAGGATGGATGATTGATGAAAAAGTTCTGCTGTATCCTCGTTGGGCTGATGCTGCTGTGTTCTGTTGCTTTGGCTGAAGTTGATCTTGAATCCATGTCGTTTGATGAACTGGTGGATTTACGCGAGCAGATCACAATAGAAATTACATCCCGCCCAGAATGGAAAGAAGTCAATGTTCCAGCAGGTATCTATGAAATTGGGGTTGATATACCTGCCGGGCATTGGACGATATCACCCGTGAATGATAGCGTTGCTTTCAATTACGGAAGCACTTTGAATGAAACAAAGACTGACATTGCACCCATGAATTTGACTGCCACGGGAGGAGCAGGGAAACCCGAAACATTCATGAATGAAGTATTCGGAATGGAATCTGTGTCCATTGACCTTGCTGAAGGAAATTGGATATTCTTGAATAATCAGTCTATTTTCACACCGTACATCAGGCCGACGCTTGGATTCTGACAAAAAAAGCGTCCGTGCCAAGCTACCACCCTTGACACGGACAGACAAACACCACCCACACCATTGAAAGGACGAAATGGAAAGGCGTTGTCATGCTTATTCTACCACAAATGCGGCATTTCATCAACGCTTTTCCCGTTACGGATGTTACGGTGTTACGGTTCATTCCTTATTCTTTATATTTACTTATTCTTGAAGAATAGGCGCGTGTACGATTAAAGGAAATAACCGTAACAACTGAAACAACCGTAACAAAGCCCAATTTACAAGGCTTTTTCGTGTTACGCTTTGACCCGTTAAAGTGTAACAACCGTAACAGGAAAGGAATGTTGACCATGAAAAATCCTAACGGATACGGAACGGTTGCCAAGCTGTCAGGCAATCGCCGCCGCCCTTACGTTGCCCGAAAAACTAAAGGTTGGGATGATCGGGGATACCCCATTTATGATACCATTGGATATTACGCCACAAGAGAAGAAGGGCTGATTGCCCTTGCCGAATATAACCGAAATCCTTTTGACATTAACGCTTCAAAAATTACAGTCAAGGAACTGTTTGAAAAGTGGTCTGAAAAGAAGCTGTGCAAATTGGGTGATTCCCTTCAGGGGTCTTTGAAATCAGCGTTCAAGCATTGTGCAGCCATTCAGAATATGAGATATAAAGAACTTCGTTCCTTCCACATGCAGGATTGCATTGACGGGTGTGGTTGTGGATACAGCACCCAATGGGCAATTAAGAATCTGTTTGGACACCTTGACCGTTTCGCGCTGGAACTGGACGTAATACAGAAATCTTATTCCCAATTGATTACCGCTGAACCTGTCCCAGAAACAACGAAGGTTCCGTTCACTGATGAAGAAGTCAATCTGGTTTGGGGAATCGCTGAACAGGAATGGGTGGATTCCGTGCTTGTTCTCCTGTATGGCGGTTGGCGCATCACCGAACTTCTGACGCTGAAAACCGATGACGTTGATTTGAAAGAAATGACTATGAAGGGCGGTATCAAAACCCGAAACGGTAAAGGGCGAATTGTTCCCATTCATTCAAAGATTCAAAGTATTGTTGAACAACGTGTAAAGCAGGGAAACACCTATCTATTTTCGCTTGACGGAAAGAAGATTTCTGACAGCAAATACAGAAACAATTGTTGGACACCTATTATGAATCAGCTTGGAATCACCCACACACCGCATGAAGCCCGCCACACCTTCAGATCACGCCTTGATTCTGCCGGGGCGAATAAGGTCTGTATTGATTTGATGATGGGGCACAAGTCAAAAGAAGTGGGCGAACGGGTCTATACTCATAAAACCATTCAGGAATTACGAACCGCTATTGAACTAATAACAGGTTAGTAACACAAAAGGCCGGAAGCTCTTGAAATACAAGAACTTCCGGCTTCGCGTTTTACATTATACCATGATTTTGTTCAATCAGCAACCGCAACAAATCCAGTGTTTTCAATGATTCTTTGAACTCGCAGACCGTCAAAAACCATCGAAAACCACAAACGTTAGTAACGGGATAGTGACATCACGCCGCGGGGATAATCAGCACTTTTCCCACCCTGATGACGGTGGAAGTCAGGTTGTTCAGGGTCATGATTTCAGGGTATCGGTTGCCCCTGCCCAACAGCTTTCTTGAAATGCCCCACAAGGTATCACCGCTTTTCACGGTGTATTCGGTCGTTCCTTTCGGTGCAGGTTCCGGGGTGGACGGGGCCTTGTAGTTCTGCAAAGCCTTGAAGGATTCTTGCCCGAATTTTCCATCAACCGCAATGTTTACGGCCTTCTGGAAAGCCTTTACACCGGCTTCAGTCTTATTGCCGAACAGCCCATCAGCCTTTCCACAATCGAAGCCCAGAGCATTCAAGCGGGTTTGAAGCTCTTTCACGTCATCCCCGGACATATCAGGAGATACGTTCTTCAAAGTCCTGTCACCCAGCTTGTACACGGCAGGTTCGATTTCCTGTTCCGGGGGCGTAGGAACAGAAGGGGCTTCTGCGCTTTCGTATTCCTCGCCCCAATTCGGTCTTCCGAATCCAGCAAGACGGGCATAGTTCAGCTTGTATTTCTTCTTTGCCACAGCGCCGCCATTGGCGACAACGCCGCTTGCGCTGGACGTGTTTCCTTCGACGGTATAGACATAGTTGGAATCCGCATCGTAAACAAGACCCGTGTGGGAAATCTGCGTCTTGTCCTTGCTGTAAAAGAAGATTTGATCGCCCGGTTCCGGGGTGTTGAAAAGCCGCCCGTTCTTTTCGTAATACTGCCGGGAATACTTGCATCCGGCCCCGCAATTATTCGCAGCTTTTGTGGGCTGGAAGGTCAAAGCAAGCGCGGCATTCTTGCCGTATGCCTGAACAAAAGCCCAATCTACAAACACATCACACCATGCAACGGATTGCTTGCGTCCGTTATAGAAGCCCAGCGCATCCAGATCACGCGCATACTTGGTATAGTTTTCATCACCTGCGTTGCCTGTTTTGCTGTCAAGATCGGCATTGGTTTCCTTTTCCAAATATCCGACTTCAGCAAGCGCAACGCTGATTACCTTTTTCGGGTCATAGCTCATATAAACACCCCCAGATTCTTTCAGTTATCAGGTATCGCTTTTTTCGTCCAGCTCGGGCAAGCCCGCAAGGGAAGTTAGCAGGGAAAGCACGCCCGCCAGCAGGGACGCGGAACCGACCATCGCCCAATCCACTTCAGAAAATACCGCCGTTGTGCCAATCGTGGCAACGGCAGTCTGCGCAACGGTTTTCAGGGCGCGAGCGCCCGCCGCCTTAATCCACTTGAAAAGATTATACTTCTTCATAAATTTCTTCACCTTTCTTTGTTCGCTTCAACAGCCGTTGGCAACGCCATAAAGCGTTCGTGAATGTCATCCATTACGCCGTTTTTACCCATACTGTGATATTGCTGCCAACAGTTTTCAAAGTTTTCGCGGGCATAGATTGGGGCATATTCTTTTTCGGCGTAATGGTTGTAATCAGATATCATCTGTGCCCGCAACAAGGCTTGAATGCCCAGCTTCACAGCTTGCATTTCTTCCCGTTGGCGTTTGAATCGGGTTTTCATGTACGCAATAACCCCGCCTATTAGCGAAGGAACGCCAATTAGGCAGAGAATTTGATAGAGTGTCACAGGTTTCACCCTGCCTTTGCATTGTATTGAAGAACCCCCTACACAGGCTTATATAAAGCCTATATAGGGGGTTCTTATGGTCAGGCGGGGGAAAACCCGCCTCATGTTTGAAAGCGCTTATTCGGCCATTTCGGGGCAATCCAGCGCAATCAGAATTTCCTTCACCTGCTCCTTCAGCTTGTCGGGAACATCAGCGAAGGTCTTCTTGCCCTTGACAATCAAGGTTGCGTATACAACAGCCACATCTAACACCCCCTTTCCGCGCATAATCAGCAGCGCTAAATCAAGATTCAGCGCCCAAAAGCTGCTTAACAGCTTCACGCAGATTTTCCGGAACATCTTCAAGGGTCTTCAGCCCCTTCTTGACCAAATTTGCGTAAATCTTCGCCATGATAACCACCTCCTTACTGTGCCGCCATCAGTTCGTAAACCTCGCAAAGTGCAATTTGCGTGTTTACGATATCCGTTTCAAGCGTCTGATTCTGCTCGATCAGCGCCCGGATATACTCGTCTTTGGTGTATTGGGTCAGGGAAAATTCAAATTCAGTCCGTTCTCCCCGTTCATCATGAACAGCGACTTCCTGAACATTCTTCGCAACCCAAACGCTGTTTGCATCCACGGTTACGGCTTCCGGTTTAACAATCGCCCGAACAACCCCATGTTCAATCATGTCTGACATCCTTTCTTTTTCTGAATATTGTTGATATAGTACGCATCCGCAAACGGTTCAAGCGGCTTGCTGTACTTCTCATATAAACGGTAATGGTCACACGGTTTCAGCCATCCTTTATAGGATTGGAAGGTGCAGTAATCGGAATAGGTCATTTCTTCGCCGTCTTCCACCTTTGCCCGAATCCGGCGCATCTTGCGCTTATAATTCAGGCAGGTACTTTTTCTAAGCAGCGTATATTCCAGAAATGTTCTGTATCCCAGATAATCCACACCACGCACATATGTAGGGAAGATTTGATAATTCTCTTTAAGCGTGATTCTCATGTTGTCTTGAAAATAACGGTCAATTTTCCGGCACAGCTCATGCAGGTATTCTTTACTTTCACCGAATATTACAATATCGTCCATGTAACGGTAATAATACCGCACATGAAGGACTTCTTTCATGTAATGGTCAAATTCGCTGAAATAGAAATTACCGCCATATTGGGAAAAGTAATTTCCAATAGGCAAGCCAATTCCTGAATGAAGATACCGTTGTTCTCGTTCTTCAGGGGTTTCATGTCGCCCACGAATATAGCGGGTCAACATTTCAGAATTGATTGCCCCAAGCTGCCCGATTCGCGCCCGGTCATTTTCATCAGCCGTGTCAACGCTATCAATTACTTCATCAATGAACCATAGCAAATCAGGGTCTTTGAACACCCTTCGGAATTTATCTTTCAGGATTTCATGGTTGATAGACTGATAAAAGTGTTTCGCGTCGATTTTCAAACAGTATTGACACCGCTGAACATCCCCGCGCATTGCGCTTTGAACGCGCTCAAGACCCTTATGGATTCCACGCTTTGGAATGGCTGAAAAAGTATCAGAAATTAGGTGATGAATGATATACGGTTCAATGACCTGAATAACCGCCCATTGGGCGATTCTGTCCGGGTA